CCGACTGATCTACTATGGCACAGCCCATCTTAACCGAAAAGAAGACGAGGTGTGGTTGATGCCTATCGGATACCTCATGGACCTTTGGGAATGTCACAAACAGTTCATTGGTATTGCAAAACCAAAACTGGAGTTATTCATCGACGATGTGATTCCCTCATGGCTGTAGATGTCCTTTTGGTGCGTAAATAAACAAGTATATACGAACAAGAATGACAAAGGTGAGGGTTGGCATGTGTGCTAATAATAAGCTTTAGATTTGCATGTATGTCATTTTCAGGCTCTAAGTAATGTAACATCAATGACTTAAAATGTAACTGTAAGATTGTTACATTAAAAATCAAAAAGTTAAATTACGCTGATACCGAAATATGGTGTCTTTTTTCATGCCTAAAGAGGAGGAGGTGAGTCACAATGGCTGATAATTTTGGATTAAAGATTGGTGTGGAAGGCGAGAAGGAGTTCAAGAATGCCCTCCGAGATATCAATCGAAGCTTCAAGGTACTGGGTTCTGAAATGAACCTGGTCACTTCGCAATTTGATAAGCAGGATAAATCTATTCAGGCGATGACAGCAAGAAATAATGTGCTTAATAAAGAGATTGATGCTCAGAAAAACAAAATCAATACCCTTGAAGCCGCTCTTAAAAATGCCTCCGACTCCTTTGGTGAGACCGATAGAAGAACGCAGAACTGGGCTATTCAACTTAATAATGCCAAGGCCGACCTCAACAAGATGGAAAATGAACTGGATAAGAATGTTCAGGCCATTGATGAGATGAATCAAGGCTTTAATGAAGCAGAGGATGGTGCAGGTGGATTCGCTGATGCCGTGAATGATGCAGCCAATGAAACAGATGATGCCTCGGGGAAGTTTGAAAAACTGGGTGGGGTGTTAAAAGGAATCGGTGCAGCAATCGGAGCTACCGTTATTGCCATTGGCTCTGCAGCAGTTGCTACTGGAGCAAGTCTCATTAAATTGGGCGATGAATACAATATGGCGGTCAATCAGATTTCAGCATCCACCGGGGCTACCGGTCAGGAACTGGAAGAGCTGGGCGAAGTCGCTCAAAATGTGTATAAGCATAACTTTGGTGACAGTTTAGAAGATGTGGCTAATGGCATATCTGAAGTGAAAAAGACAACCGGACTCATGGGCCAGGAACTAGAAAAGGCTACAGAGTCCGGTTTTGCTTTAAGGGATACCTTTGGTTTTGAACTTCAGGAATCTGCAAGAGCTGCAGGAGCACTCATGAAAAACTTCGGAATCTCTTCTGAAGAAGCTTATAACATCATCGCAACGGGTGCTCAAAACGGTGCCGATAAAAACGGAGATCTTCTTGATACTTTAAATGAATATTCTAATCAGTACTCAGCCTTAGGACTCAGTGCAGATGAATTTATCGCAGGACTTATCGGTGGTGCTGAAGCAGGAGCGTTTAGTATCGATAAGATCGGTGATGCGGTCAAGGAATTTAACATCCGGAGTAAGGACGGAAGTAAAGGAACCATTGAAGCTTTCACATCCCTTGGATTCAATGCCGATGAAATGACTCAGAAGTTTGCCCAGGGCGGGGAAACGGCCAGTGATGCATTCTATTCAGTTGTGGAAAGGCTGAATGAAATTGAAGACCCCATTCTTCGAAATACAGTCGGGGTTCAGCTCTTTGGTACTCAGTTTGAAGACCTCGAAGCGGGGGTCCTACCAGTCCTTGCAGGTATGAAAGACAGTACCATTGCTACGAAGGACGCTTTAAGTCAGATCACCGAAGTGAAGTATGACAATCTTTCAGATGGTTTTGAAGGGGTGAAAAGGTCCCTTCAAGGTGTGTTTCTACCTGCAGTTAGCGAAGTGTCGGCTGGTATTACCGACCTGTTCTCCGGTTTATCCAACGGAATTAATGCAGCTGATGGGAACTTTGAGAAGATTTCAGAGGTTATCGGAGAAACGGTGAGCGGTATTACGACGCTGATAACAGAGCAGCTTCCTCAGTTTGTTACCTTGGGGCTGGACATTATTTTAGCTTTGGTTGGTTCAATCGTAGAGAATCTACCTATGATAATCGACTCTGCCATGCAGATTGTGATGACACTTTTAACCGCACTTATAGAAGCTTTACCACAGATTACAGAAGGGGCCTTGTACCTGGTGATGGCTTTGGTGGACGGGATTATCGCCAATCTGCCAGCCTTGGTTGAAGCCGCTCTTGTGATGATTGTGACCTTGGCCACAGGAATAGCAGAGGCACTTCCCGAGCTGATTCCATCCATTGTGCAGGCGATTATTCTTATTGTAGAGACGCTTATTGCCAACATGGACCAGATTTTGAATGCGGCTTTTCAGCTCATACAGGGTCTTGCAACTGGTATTTTAAATGCCCTACCTGTATTAATTGAGGCTTTGCCCCAGATCATTAGTAGCATTGTGAGCTTCTTAGCGGGAAACTATCCAAAGATTATCGAGAATGGGATTCAGCTTACTATTCAATTGGCTGCTGGACTGATTCGAGCGATTCCACAGCTAGTAGCTCAACTTCCACAGATTATAACGGCCATTGTCACCGGTCTTGGTAGAGCGGTTCCTTCCATGAATGACGTGGGAAGAAATATTGCCAGAGGTCTGTGGGATGGTATCTCATCCATGATAGGTTGGCTCAAGAGCAAAGTGGACAGCATGGTTGGCGGTATTGTGCGAGGGGTTAAAAGCGTTCTTGGAATCCGATCCCCTTCTAAAGTGTTCGCCGGTATTGGTGCCAACATGAGTGAGGGTATAGGTGAGGGCTTTACTGAAGCCATGAGTGGTGTGGAAAAGGATATGCAAGACACCATACCAACGGACTTTGATTTGGATCTGAATTCTCAAGTATCAGGGAGTCTTGGAGGTTCTGAAGGTGCAGTCTTTGATGTGACCATTCCACTTACCATTGACGGAAATATTCTAACAAGAGTCATAGCACAGCTTCAGTGGAATCAAAATACCGTCACCGTTAGAAACCTTGGAGTAGCAGGATCATAAAACAGGAAGGAGGGATAAGCCTTGATTGAAATCTATGCAGGAAGCACACTGCTTCAGAGCATCAAAAAAGTCATGAGTGCAAACATAAGAGAAACTCTGGAAGGGGAATATACCCTTTCATTCACGGTACTTGCAAAGTCAGCACTGGCACTGAAGGTTAAGCAGATCGCAAAGCTTGATGATCAGTATTTTGAAATTGTTCAGATATCAAAGAGTCTTCAGGGCAGCCTTCCCATCTGTTCAGTGATCTGCGAGCATGTCTCTTATATTCTAAACCATGAGATGTACAATATTACATCGTTTGATTTCACCGGAGATCCGGCTACAGGACTTGCACAGGTTCTATCTGGCACACCATTTAATGCAGGGGTTGTAGATTTCACAGAGAGTGTCACCATGAAGATCAATCAGGAAGTCTCAAGAAGGGCTGCCCTGATGCAGTACATTGCCATTCTTGGTGGCGAGATTGAGTACGATGGTTACAACATCAACATTCGAAGCCACAGGGGAAGTATTGACTATATTCCGGTGATGGATTCAAAGAATGTAACCAATGTGGCGGTTTCCCATGATTCCAGGGAGAATGCATCTTCTTATGACATCTCATTCTTTAAGCTTTTGAACCTTGCCGTGGGAGATAATGTACAGATTGTGTTTAATCCTTTAGGGATCAATGTAAAGACGAGGATCATCTCCCTGGAATATAATCCCTTTTACCGATATAACATCCGGGTGGAGGTCGGAAGATACAGACCCAGTATCTCTGACACCTTTTATCGAATAGAAAGTTCATTAAATAATGTGGGAAGCTCAGTGGATGACATTCAAACACAGGTGAATGACCTGGGAGTTTCCTATACCATCGTCTCTGATCTAGTGGTGACTGAAACAACCATTGATGTGACCTACACCGTGGAGAAGGGTGATACCCATCAATATCATGCCCAGTATCAATACACCACCGATAGTGGCGGAAGGATCACAAGCATTACCCTTGATAACATTTTCTCGGAGCTTCTCTTAAAGGAAGTCTCCACTTTAACCGTGGATATGATGAGTTTTTATATTGAATATGCAGACGGAACAACGGCAACATATAACTACACCGTGGATAGCGGTGGACGAATCACCAGCGTCACGAAAGTATAAAGGAGGGCTGAATCCATGAGCTATGATCATATTTTTAATAATACCCTGGCCATCTGGACAGCCTTTGGTGGCAGGGGGGAAGTTCTCTTCACCATTCCAACGCTCAGCTGGACCAAGAAATACTATAACAACTTTGGCTACACCCAGTATGGCAGCGAGAAGCAGATCAATGTTTACGATAATGGCAATGCACAAATCGCAGTTTATTATGCAAAGACTCCCTACATGTCCTATTGGAACAAGACTACAAAGCAGTGGACGGTTGTCAGCGTTCCTTGGTGGAGCTATGGACAGCCGGAGATTCTCTATGCAGCGAATGGTGTGTTTATTGCTAAGATTGTGGGCCTTGCCAATGTTATCGCTTCCTTTGACGGTATCACTTGGCATAACGCTGGATATTGTCCTGGAGCCTATAATGCTATGACTTGTGGTGCCTATGATATGGCCAGAGGCTCTGGTATTGTCAGCTGGTGGTACTACAAGTCACCGGTCTATTACAGCTTTGATTCTCTAGAGGAAAGAACTGCATGGACACTAGTTGGATCTGATGGTACTTCAGTACCGATCTTTAAATACCTGACCACTCATAAAGGTAACTTTGTGGGCGTGGTTGGCGGCGATAAATCTATAGCGATAGCTAGTTCAGCCAGTCCTGGTTCTTGGAGCACGACCATACCGGAGGATGTGAACGACACTCGGTATATGTTTATCCGGTCAATCAATGATGTGCTCTTCGTGATGAAGTTCAATTACACCAATGTGGGCGGCGATTACACCTACTATGTAAAGCTCTGTGTTATGAATGATGATGCCACGCAGATCACAGAAACGAATCTTTCCTGGGTGGGGGATCTTGCCAACAACAATATCCCAAATCCAAGGAACATCATCTGGATGGAGGACTGGGGAAAGTTTGCCCTTCTTAAAGAGAGTATGCTCTGCGTCTCCAATGATGGATTGTATTGGGAGGGAGTTGAACAGCCAGGTTTCACAACAACTCAGTATGACACCTTTGATGGTGCTATGTATATTCCTGGCGATGGGTTCTATGCAAAAGCAAGTGGTTATGTGTATTACGCACCGTACTAATGAAAACTATGACGTCCTTCACCGGGCGTCTTTTTATATACAAAAATTTATGAAAGTGAGGGAATAACAATGAGAGATATTTGGAACATTGTTCAGATGATATTTGCGGCTGTGGGTGGATGGTTGGGTTATTTTTTGGGAGGTTATGATGGATTTTTATATGCCCTGATTGCCTTCGTGGTGATCGACTATTTACTAGGAGTTATGTGTGCAGTCCTGGAAAAACATCTATCCAGTGATGTAGGTGCTCGGGGCATTTTTAAGAAAGTGGTAATTTTCTCCCTAGTAGGTGTGGCACACATCATTGATCAGAACATTATAGGAGATGGTAGTGCCATAAGGACTGCAGTGATTTTCTTTTATCTGTCTAATGAAGGAATCAGCATCATTTAAAACGCAACTAGACTGGGATTACCAATTCCAGAGAAGCTCAAAGACATCCTAGAGCAGCTAAAAGATGGAGGCGATAAGGATGGCACTAAGTAATTTGAAGACAAAGCACATGACCAGAAATGACTGTTATACAGCCGGGAGAAAGATCACACCTAAAGGCATCATGGTTCATTCTACTGCCACACCGGGCGTGATGGCTTCTGATTGGTTTAGCCGGTGGAACAAATCCTACAAGTCTGGTGAAATCAATCGTCAGGTTTGTGTCCATGCCTTCTTGGACGATAAGGAAGTCTGGCAATACCTACCTTGGAATCATAGAGGTTGGCATGCAGGCGGTAAAGCGAATGATACCCACATCGGTTTTGAGATATGCGAGCCGGGTGGGTTTTCTTATTCTAAGAATCAGATGGTCGGCTACGATGTGAAGAAAAATGAAGCCTACTTTAGAAAAGCATGGCAGAATGCAGTAGTCCTTTGTGTCCATCTCTGCAGAGAGTATGGTCTGACTGAAAAAGATATCATCAGCCATGCGGAAGGAAACAAGAAAGGGATCGCATCTAATCATTCAGATGTGGGTCACTGGTTCCCAAAGCATGGAGAGAATATGGATACCTTCCGGGCTGCAGTAAAGAAAGCTTTGGAGAATGTCGGTGAAGGTAAAGAAGATTTTGAAGCGGGTGATATCGTTGAAATCAAAGCGTCTGCCAGAACTTATTATCCAGGTGGTCCAATCATTCCTAATTGGGTGAAATGGAACTATCACCTAATCACCCAGGAAGTGTTTAATGGTAAACCTGTGATCAAAGGTGGCAAGGAATGTGTTCTGCTTGGTAAAACCATTCTGAAAAGCACCATGGATGAGAAGGCTGGTATTATGACCTGGATTGATAAAGACAATCTCGAGATGGTCAGTGCTGGTGTGGAGGTCGAACCTGAGAAGGAATCCGGTAATAAATACTACCGGGTACAGGTGGGTGCATTCAGCGAAAAGAAGAATGCAGAGGCCCTCATGGCCCGTTTAAAGAAGGCAGGATTTGATGCCTACATGAAATATGATTAGGAAAAAATCGCAAAATTGTAGCCGGTGTTATCTCTATAGCATCGGCTTATTTTTATCCCTATATATAGTAGAAATGACTTGATAAATACTCGGTTTAGAGTGATATATGTAATACGCTAGAAAGCTTGAAACCTTTAAATTTAGAGGGTTTTAGGCATTATTATTTTTACCCTTTGCGATAACTCAAGCGTCGCTCATGATACGAAGCAAGGGATAAAAAGGAAAGGAGAGGAACAGGATGAATCATGCTAGAGTTCAGGAAATACCAGTACAAAGATCGTCAGTAACCGTAATTAATCAACCAGTAGGATGGAATGATGTCAACGCACAACCTAGAACGAAAAAGCTAAAAGTTGCATCCTACTGCCGGGTGAGTAGTGAAGAAGAATTGCAGCTAGGTTCACTAGAGAATCAGATCATTCATTACACCAACTACATCAGGTCAAATCCTGATTGGTACTATGCTGGCGTATATTCAGATAAAGGTAAATCAGGTACAGATATGTCAAAGAGAATCGGCTTTAACCGGATGATTAGAAATGCGATGAATGGAGAAATTGACCTGATTATCTGCAAATCCATATCAAGATTTGCAAGGAATGTTGTGGATACAATGGATATTGTGAGACAGCTTACTGAAAAGGGTATTTTTGTGATTTTCGAGAAAGAGCGGCTGAATACCAAAGATATGACCAGTTCACTGCTCATAAAAATTCTTGCAACTTTTGCTGAGGAAGAAAGTAGAGCTACATCGGAGAATATTGATTGGGCCTACACAAAACGATTTGAGAGGGGCGAAGTGGTTGCTGGGCAGCTCTTTGGCTACGAGGTCAACAAGGATAAAGAATGGAGCGTCGTTGAAAAAGAAGCCGAGGTTGTAAGAGAAGCCTATGACCTATTTCTTAATGGATATAACATGACAGAGATAGCCAGACACTTTATAAGAAGAGGATACAAGAAGCGTTCTGGCGAGATTGACTGGAATAATAATAACATCAGAAGCATGCTGACCAATGAAAGATATGCCGGTGATGTGCTCAGCAGAAAAACTTGTACACTCGATTTTAGAACACACAGAACAATAATTAATAGAGGACATAAACCCCAATATTATATAGAAGACCACCATGAAGGCATTGTTTCAAAAGAAGACTATGAGAAAGTTCAAGAAATAATTGGGGATAATAAATCTGATTTTAACAGGGGCGATTATGAGAAAACACCTTTTACCAGCAGAGTAATTTGCACCTGCTGTGGAAAAAATTTTCATCGATTCGGTAAAAACCTAGAGAAAACGATGTGGCGATGTTCATCCAATAAGAAAAGCGAACTGCTTTGTGAAGCGGATCCCATTGAAGAAGACCAAATTGAGAAACTTCTAAAGGAAGGTTTTGAAAAACGATACAACATCAACCAAAGAACCAACGATGGACTATTGATTAAGCAGCTGACGAAAGAATTATCAAATGCTGAAGCTGTCAGGGAACGAGAGCAAAACCTACTGCGAGTTGAACTGGAAAAGTGCCTAATCGCTGAGAATAAGGCTATTCTCCAAAATCTTGATACTGAAGAACTAAAAGAAAAAAGGCAAGAAATTGAAAAACAAATCGCAATAAAAGCTAAGCTATGGGAAGACTTCGATAAGGATTATGAATTTAGAGAAGCCTCCCTAAACCGATTGAAGGAGTTAAAGGGTTCAGATAAAGCCATTAAAAAAATACTAGATATCTCTTTCATGAGAGCGTGGGTGATTCACATTAAGGTGGAGTCACCTTTTTTATTTACCATCAAATGGATTGATGGGGAGGAGACGGTGGTCGGGAAGTATAGGGGAGGGTATCATGATGGAAGGAAGTAGAAATATATCGACCATGAATCCTCGGGTTAGGGTCATTCCTGCTAATATGAATAACCCTGATTATAGAAGTAATGAAGAGCGTAAAATCAAAGTAGCTGCCTATGCCAGGGTATCCACCCATGAAGAGGAACAACAGTCCAGTTACAAATTGCAGGTTTCTTACTTTAAAGAATATATTGAAAAGCAAGAAGGCTGGGAGCTTTATAAGGTCTACAGCGATGAAGGGGTTACTGGAACAAACACTAAGTACCGAACCGGATTCAACCAGATGATCAAGGATGCTAAGGAAGGAAAGTTTGATTACATCATCACAAAATCCATCAGCCGTTTTGCCAGAAATACTCTTGATTGCTTAACTTATGTTAGGATGCTAAAAAGCTTAGATAAGCCAGTGGGTATAATTTTTGATCGTGAGTCGATCAATACCCTCGACTCTCGCAGTGAGGTTTTGCTCACAATTATCTCATCGATTGCTGAAGAAGAGTCACGTACGATTAGTGCTAATGTCAGCTGGGGGGTTCAGAAAAGATTCTCGCAAGGGAAGCCGCACATTCCAACAACATACTTCTTAGGATATGACGAGGATGAAGAAGGGAATCTTATCATTAATGAAGAGGGAGCTAAAACTGTAAAACGGATATTTCGTGAGTTCATATCAGGAAAAGGCTCAGTCCAGATTGCAAAAAGGTTGACGAAAGACAAAGTGAAAACCGCCAGGGATAATACAAAATGGACCAGTGATTCCGTTTTAAAAATACTAAAAAATGAGAAATTCTGTGGCCATGCATTATGTCAGAAGTCAGTAACCCTGGACCCTTTAACCCACAAACGGGTCAGAAATAAGAACCATAAACCACAGTACTTTATACGGAACAATCACCCTGCAATCATCTCTGAAGAGGAATGGAATTATGTACAAAAGGAACTGGAAAGAAGAAGAAAAATGAAGCATGATCCTGACGGAAAGTACCACAGAACCTATAGCGGTAAAGCACCATTTTCTAATATGCTTTACTGTGGGGAGTGTGGCATGCCGGTTCATAGAAGGAGAATCACATCAAAAAAAGATGGCAAACCTTACAAGTTTACAGTTTGGCACTGCAGACTGGCGGCTCAGAAAGTAGAAGCTGACTTTGACTGCCATTCAAAGTATGTATGGGAAGAGGTGATTGAAGCAGCCTACAATGAAATGCTTTTGAAAATGACTGAAGAGATTGACCTGATAAGAGCTGAGGGAGAGGCAGCCATTGAGGATGTAAGCCTAACATATGATGAAAAGGAAAGGCTTAAAGAGCTGGAAGAAATCATCGATCGAATCAATGATCGCATAAGTGAAATGGCCATGAGAGAAAGTGCCACCAATGATCCCATCTATGATGCAACCCTTAGAAACATGATTTATGAATCACAAATCTACCAGCAGGAACATGAAGCCCTTATCAAAAGCCAGGACGAAGAAACCTATATGAGGCAGAACCTAGAAGCCTTAATTGCATATCTTAAAGACCAAAGTAGCTTTGAAACTTTTGATGCCACTGAATTTAAAAAGCTTGTTGAAAGAGGCATTCTCCACAAAGACTATGAGATTGAGTTTATCTTTAAATGTGGAGTCAAAAGAATGGCTTATGGCTGGAGACGTGGGAAGAACGAGTAATAGTCATTGAAGAATTTATCTAAGTAAATAAAATACTCCTTTACCTTATGGAGATTGTACTTGCAATAGTTTGACACCAATGTAAACATACAAGCAAGCATGATCTTTCAGAGGAAAGGAGTTTTTTTATGGACCAAATAGATAAAAGCTTATGGATCAATAAATTATGGGATCCTTTAGAGAAGATTGAAGATAGTCCCCTTCACAGTAAGCGAGAGGGAATCAAAGTAGCAGCATATTGTAGAGTGAGTCTTGATTCACTGGGACTGTCCCACTCATTGGAAAGCCAAGTAAGTCACTACACCTATCTGATTAATAGTAGGGACAACTGGACCTTTGTCGGTATCTATTTTGATAATCTGGTTACCGGGAGAAAAGCATCATTAAGACGAGGCTTTACTCGGATGCTCAGACACTGTGAAGAACACAGGATTGACCTGATTCTCGTCAAAAATGTATCCCGCTTTTCAAGGAATGCGCAGGAGCTAATTGAAGCCATTGAGCTGCTCAAGGACCTGGGTGTCACTGTATATTTTGAAACGGAAAATATAGAAAGCACCAGAAGTGATACGACCTATCTCTTAAAAACCTATGCCAGTATTGCCCAAGGGGAAATTGAAGCTACTTCCCAGGCTATAGAGTGGGGACATGAAAAACGAATGATGAAGGGCAAGGTTAATATCGGTCACACTTACGGTTATGATAAAACAAAAGTCGGTAATGAGACCGTCATTACAATCAATGAAGAGCAAGCTCAAGTTGTTAGACAAATTTATCAAATGCATCTTGATGGTATGAGTAATAATGCCATTGCAGCTGAATTAACCAGAAGAGGAGTCAGGACCTACTTTGGGAAGGAACTGTGGGGACCGAAGACGATAGCATCAATCTTATCAAACATTGCCTACACAGGAAGCGTAAAGACCAGGAAACTTACACGAGATTTGATGAGCAACAAAAGACGATCATCAGAAGGGATACGGGATCAATATTTAATTGAGAACCATCATCCAGCGATTATAAGTCAGGAACTCTTTGACCGGGTTCAGGAAGAAAGAAACAAGAACAAAAGGGAATCTAAACCCCAACAATTTAGACCCAATCCCTTATCAAGGCGGATCCACTGTGGCAACTGCGGTCAGAATTTCAGAAGAAATAGAATTAAACCATGGGATTATTTTAGGTGCGTCATTGCAACAACCAACAAAAACCTCTGCAGTTCACTGACGATACGGGAAGACTTGATGATTGAAATAATGCTTAATGCTTTTAGAGTACGCTTTGATGTTGATAATCCAAAACTGATTAGGCGGCTACAAAGAATGTTGATTAGGATAAACCAGAATGACTACTTTGAGTTTCATCGCCTTAAAGCCTTGACGCAGATACAATTGGCTAAAAGGTTGAGAGATATTCAGTTTACAGATGAAGACATTATTCAGATGGAAAGGGATTATGAGAAGTTTGAGAATCGGCTTGTAGAAATTGAAGATGATAGGAAGTATCGACTCGGTTCTATAAACTGGCTTGAGAATATTGTAACTTTTGAAGAATTCGCAGGGAAAGCAACTATTGAATACTTGCGAGCGTGGATTCTTTCCATGGACATTTATTCGATAGATGATTATAAAATTTACTGGATCGACGGCAAAGAGACTGAAGTTGGAAGCTGCGAACCCATAAAATCCAATATTGTAGAGTTCCCTGAAGAATTACATCCTAAAGGGGAATTACAGGTTGATAAAAATCCTGAATTTCAAGTGATGACAAGTATTCAAATCACCTCGGAGAAAGGGGGTGATCTAAATTGCGTAGATGAGGAGGATGTGAATATGATAGCAGAAAGAAAACTTGAACCTAATTTGATGGTTAAAAATATACAAAAACAATTAAGCAATTCTGTGGTGATGCGGACGAGTGTCCCTGTCGTGAGAGAACAGAAATTAAAAGTGGCTGCCTATGTCCGTGTTTCTACAGAACTGGAGCAGCAAAAAACAAGTATCAAGACCCAATATTCATATTATCTGTATCTTATCCTCAAGGACCCGCGCTACATCTTAGCTGATATCTATATAGATGACGGAAAAAGCGGTAGAACGACTGAAGGAAGGCCCGAATTCAAGAGGATGATGGAAGACTGCAAAGCGGGGAGAATAAATCTGATCATTACAAAGTCGCTATCTCGATTTGCCAGAAATACTGTTGATACATTAACCTACTTAAACATGTTGAAAAGTCTGGAACCGCAGGTCGATGTTTGGTTCGAGCGTGAGAACCTAAGAGCCCTTGATGATAAGAGCAATGTCCTGATTAATCTGTTATCCGCACTGGGACAGGAAGAAAGTGTCAATATTGGTGAGGCTATAGCATGGGGTAAAAGAAGTCTAGCTCAGAGGGGTATTGTAAGGCCAACAGTTCAAGGCTACGGCTATGAGTACGATAAAAATAAAGAATGGATAGTTAACGATGAAGAAGCAAAAGTTGTGAAGCTGATCTATGATGAGTATGAAAAAGGAAAGACTATAAGGTCTATAAGAGATTTACTTATATCCGAAGCTGTTCCTACTCCGGGAGGACAAGAAGCGTGGTGTGACACCACCATTGGAAGGATATTGCGCTCTGAAATTTACCGAGGCAATTACATCTATCAAAGGTTTCATTCAGGGCTTACTCTGGTAAATGAACGGGTGAAGAATACAGGGGAGCTGCCCATGTATTTCATTGAGAATCACCATAAAGCAATTATTGAAGAAGAGCAGTGGGAAAGGGTTCAAAAATTGATTGAAGTAAATGAAAAGAAACGTAAAAAAAGTCGAAGGAAATATCCAGATGACCAAGGCAAGAATGAGTCGTTTACAAAGAAATTCTACTGCAGTAAATGTGGAAGTTTAGTCGGATATAGCAGAGCCATCAATAGACAGAGGGAAAATTATGAGGTGAGGTGGTGGTGCTGCTATCAATCATCGAGAG